GAGGGCGAGGCCTTCCAGGAACAGATCGTCGACGAACGAGGCAGCCTTAGTTTTGACGACTGACTCGATCTTGGAGCCCACGACGTCGATCGCTCCAGCGATAACCGACGGTTTGGCTCCCGAGGTCGCAGCGGCGACTTCGATAGCCTTGGGCATGGGGGGGGGGTCTTTTGGGGCCAAATGTTCTAGGCCCGCGGCTACCCCAGTGCCGCCTGTCACTTGGCATTCAATGTTGAAGACGTATTCGATGTTGATCGTGGTCGCACCAGCGACGGCGCCGAGCATATCGATGATGAGGGTGGTGAAGATGGACGTTTCAGTGCCCGCCGTCGTGTTCGGTGGAACGAACACTCGGGGACCCAATGGCCGGGACGTCCAAACGTATGAACATCCCGTCGCCAAGGGGACAACTTCAACCTCCTCTCCGTCCATGACGCCAGAGGTGTAAGTGGAACCAACGGCCTTGTAAGAGTTGGTCGTGGTTAGGATGAGGGAGCCGCCTGTGGAGGTGACTGGTGAAGTGCACGTGATGTGCACTCCCCAACAGACGATGCGGTACAACGTGGCGAAGTTGGTGAAAATCGCTGGCACTGTTGCAGCTCCGCGCGTCGCGTTGAGGGTGTAGACACCGCCGGTCTCCGAGGCAGCTACTAGGAAGCAGGCGGGGAGTGAGCCGGTGAGCTGCTCAAACCCCTTGCCGTTGGCATTCGCGATCAGTGTAGTTTGACCGCGAACTTGCATCGGGAGCGAACGGCCGTTTTGGCCATCGGGAAGTTTCATGCCACGACAGGAGGGATGAAACGGATTTGCAAGGCAGCACGCCATCCCCGCACCCGAAGTGCGAGCCATAGACATGCGGCGCATAGCACCAGCGCCGGAGGAAGCGTTAGCACTGGCATAGGCCATGCCCCCGCCGATGAGAGGTTGACGACGGGTGGCATTTTGTTTGCCCGGACCTTGCATGGGCCGGGGCTTTGGAGCTTGGGTTTTCTTTTTCTTTTGTTTTCGTCTGTTCGGACTCGCGCGCATTGACATTGACAGAGGCATTGTATTCAGTTGCAGAGGGAGGGGCACCCGCTTAGTCGGTCGGGTGAGGTATGAGCAAGATGTAGATTCTAGGGAGCATACCCAAGTCAAGCATCGCGCTGGGCAAGCTCTTCAGCTCTAGCCCAGTCGATGACGGCAGGCAAGCGTTGGATCGCTTGCAACCGATTGACGAGATCCGCAAGGTCTTGTTGTGTGAGGCCGTACCTTGCGTTGAGGGTGTCCCACGTCGCGTCGGTGGGCTCGTGGCGTTGCGCTGCGTGCATGCCGGGCTTGGGTTGTCCACCAAGCGGTCCGGTGCAAAGGGCGAGTTGCCGACGGAGCACTTCGCGTAAGAATGGGACGTGGTTGGAGTCTTGCAACTGCCCGATCGTGGCAGAGCGTAAGGTCTGGTTGCCGTCATTGCTCCAGTCGAGATGGTAGCCCAGTTTACTGAGGGCTCGCCCAAGACATGGGCCGGCGACCAATCCATCGGCGGTCGGATAGACGACACGGGAACAAAAATCGTGGTCCCAAATGTCGGAGGATGCGTGGTAGGAGTACGTGAAGCCAAAGAGCTGTACTCGGGCTTTAAGGACGTCGATGGTGCCGACGGCGTCCCACACGTCTGGGGCTACTATGGCGAACATGTCATCACCTTGGGCGGCAAGGGCCCATCCGTCGCCAGGGGTGCGTTGGATCCCGGCGGTTTGGCACGCAATGTTGGTGAGCGTGTCGAAGAGGGCGGTGCGGTCATCGCCAGAGGCCATTACGGGGCCGGTGCGGAACGCAACGCCGTGCCGGGAGCGGCCACGGAGTCCGTGTTCGAGATGGCGAACAGCGACCCCTTCCAGGGCGCTCCAGCGCCCTGGGCCAAACGACCGTACACGGTTGTGGCGCAAGTGTGGCTCGCGCATGTGGCAGTCAAACCGTGACCCGTCGCCGTGGATAATGATGGCGCGGCGGTCGCCTTGTGTCAAACGTTCGACCCAGGCGCCAACCCAGGCGCCGAAGTTCTCGGCGGACATCTCCCCGGTCACGACTGATCGATCGACGACGGGGATGTTGGCGAGGGAGCGGACGAACTGGCGCTGGCTGGCGAACACCATGGGGCCAAGGACGGCGTGCATTTCCGGTTTCATCGTTACGACGCCGCGTGGGTCCTTGAGACCCATTAGGCCGTCGAACGAGCGGTGGCACTCACGCTTGGGGAACAACCCGGAGATGAGATCGGACTTGATGAAGTGTCCACGAGCGAGGGCGCGTTCACGTGCATCCCTACTGGTGCGTTGCGCGTTAGGGGCATAGCGGACGACCCACGCGTCGTAAGCCTCGCGTGTAGAGTAGGCCGGATGGTCACGCATGTGGTTAATGTAATGCGTCAGCTGCTCATTGCGGAATGCCATGTCGTACGCGGCGTCGACCACGGCTTCGTCCAGTTACGGGACGTCCCGGGTGAGTCGAGAGGCGATGGCCTGGGCCTCGTTGGCGGCAGTGGAGGCGAAGTAGGTTTGAGCGCACCCGGTGAAGCCGAAACCCTCGAGTCGCATAGCGGGTTGGGCTGGGCGCGTGGACATGTCGTCGGGCATGGTGATGGTGGAGTCTGGGCGCTGGGGAGGCCACAAGGTGTTGACGTTGGACGTAGGGCCCCACTTTGGTGCTACGACCGAAGCGGTCGCGCGGGGTAATGCCACGTCTTGAGCGTCGTGGTGGATGTCGACCCCTGGCCCGGGTAGGTTGACCTCGGGGCGGGTGGGGCCACGCCAGAGGCGCCAGGCGAGGGCTCCGCCGGCGCAGGCAATGGTGGCCACCGGAATGCCGGTTAGGGCGATGCTAACCAGGTCGAAGTGAGCCGCGACAGGGGCGGCCACGGCGGCGACATGCATGGTGGCTGGGGCCGTGAGGTGCACCACGTGGGCGGTGGCTGCCTGCGTGTGGTAGGTGTGCCAGAGGGAATGGGTGGCTTCGGCAGTACTAGCCGACGCCAAGCCCCACAGGGCAGCCTCACGGTAGGTGATCATCCAGCGGAAGTCGTGAGCCAGCGCATCGTTGAGTGCGCGCCAGGCACGGCCGTCCGTGGCATGTATTGCCGTTAGACCGGAGAGTTCATCGCCGACGAATGCGGTGAATGCGTAAAACGACGTGGCGAGAATGGCCATTGGTAAGTGCTCAGCGGGTATATGGGTAACCCGCTGGTACTGCTCGCGCACTTGGCGCGTTGTTCCGCGCCACGTTTCAGCATTCCGCGGTTCGCCGATGAGGCGGGCGGCGCTGCGATGGAGAATGCCGGCGTCAAGGACGACTTCACGGTGGGAA